GAACAAACAAAGAAGGAGACTACAGATGGAACAAGTTCCACAGATGAAGATAGGTAAAGGTTATATTACTGCCAAGAAAACAAGTTCTGAAAAACCAGTCACTTATGGAGATCCCTTTAAGAGTGATTGTATTGGAAATTGGGAAATGAAGGCTGACCTTAATGAATGGGATTATGGCGAGTTTAAATTTCCAAATCCTGTAAAGGGTAAAAAGACTTAACCAATGGAAATTTGGGATGAAGTTATTGTTGAATTAACTACTGAAATGGATAAATTAAGATTGATGTTAGGAAATGGTAATGCAGAAGATTATTCTCATTACCGTCAAATAGTAGGATCACTACAAGGCTTGGAATGGGCCAGAACGAATCTTACTGATATTATTAAAAAACGAACATATTCAGATGATGAGGAGTAACATGCAACAAGTAGAAATGGGTAATGCCATTAAAAATGATTCATGGATTACTGATCCAGAAGAAAGAAAAGATCCAGAAACTCTTCCTGATATTCCAGGTTTTCATGTTTTAGTACGACCTGTATCAGTTAAGAATAAAACCAAAGGCGGTATTTTGCTTCCAGATTCAACCAGAGAAGATATGGCCTATCTAACAACTGTTGGAAAAGTTTTGGCTCTGGGTGATCTGGCATATTTTGATAAAGATAAGTTTCCTGCCGGTGCTTGGTGTACTGTAGGAGATCATGTATGTTATGGTAAACATGCTGGTACTAAATTATTCTATAAAGGTATAAGACTTATCTTACTTTTTGATGATCAGATTACCATGAAAGTGGGAGATCCTAAAGATCTTGACCCCACTTTTAATCTTGGAGCGGGATCTAATTAAAAAATATTTGGGAAATGAATATTTTTATGGTATAATATACTATACGTTAAATCGTTTGTTTCGTAAACAACGGAGGGAATAATGGCTGAAAAAGAAGAGTGGAACAAAATAGAAGTTCCGAATGAAGAGCAAGAAATTGAAATAGAGATTGAAGAAGAGGAGGTAGAAACCAAACCTCCTGTAGAAGAAGAAGAAGATAAGACACCTGAACTAGAAGGTATTGAAACCAAGGGTGCTGAAAAAAGAATAAGGCAACTTATTCGACAGAGAAAGGAACGTGACGAACATATTTCTACTCTCATTCAAAAAAATGAAGAGTTATCTCATACTCTCAGAACAAAAGATAAGGAAGTATCAGACTTTAGTAAACTAACTTTAGATGCTTCTGAAAAACAATTAACTGATAAACTTGAGCTTGCCAGAACTGTTTATATGGAAGCTTTCGAAGAAGGAGAAAAAGAAAAACTATTAAAGGCGCAAGAGATGTTGAATGAAGCCCAAGCTGATTTAAAGGCTGTGTCTTCTGCAAAGCAACAGTACGAAGAAGTACCAGAGCCAGTTCAACAGCCCGAAGCTCCTCAACATACTCCTCCTCAACAGACAACCAATCCTATGGCAGAATCATGGGCGGCTCAAAATAGCTGGTTTGGACAAGACAATATAAAGACTGCTGCTGCCCTGGCAATTGATGCCGAACTAAAAGGAGAAGGTTACAATCCTGGCGAGGAAGAGTTTTATCAGGAAATTGATAATAGAATGAATAAGGCTTTTAGTAATGAAAGTCAAGACCGTGTGCAGGAAAACTCGTCAATACCTGCTCAAGTAGTATCTGGGGGGTCACGTTTATCCCAGACCAATTCTAATAAAGTTAAGTTATCAAAAGAAGATATCAGACTTGCACAGAAATGGAATATACCACTTGAACAATATGCTGCTGAAAAGCTTAAAGTTAGTGATGCTGACGGCAACTATACAAATGTTAGATAAACGTGGAGGAATGAACTATGACACGAAATGAAACAGAACGTAGTAATGTTACAAGGGAAGCTACAACAAGAGAAGAAGAATATTTCTTTGAGGAGCCAGATGCCCTCACAATACCAGACATGGTACAAGCGAGATTTGACAATGAAGAAATGTCTTTACGTTGGATTCGCATATCTGTAAAAGGTGAAGATGACATCATGAATGTTGGTAAGAAACAACAGGAAGGATGGATATTCGTAACTCCTGATGAAGTACCCGAAATGGCTATTACATCCTTCGTAAGGGAAGAAGGCCGATACCTTGGAGCAGTCTGTCGTGGAGACTTAGCATTGGCTAAGAAGCCAACTGTAAAGGTAAAGGCTAGGCAAAAGTTTTATGAGGATAAGGCTAATGAACAGATGGATGCAGTTAATGCACAACTCATGAAAAATTCTGATTCTCGTATGCCTATTAGTAATACAAGTAAATCTGTAACAACCAGAGGTCGTCAACCTTCTTTTCAAGATTGATGTATCTCTAATTTAATAAGGAGATGAACAAATGTCTACTACTAAAGCATTTCGTGGCTTCATCCCTGCTCGTAAAAAAGGTGGTGCCTACAATACGGAAGCGGTAACCGATATGATTACCCTTACGTCTACGGGACAGGCACAATCGCCTTCTAATAGTATTTTCACAGGTGACCCGGTTGTTTTACCGGGAGCAAACTTTGCTACTATTTCACCTTATATTGCTGCCACTCTTAAACCTTCCGGGGTTTTCATGGGATGTCAGTATGTGGAAAACGGGGAGCCAAAGTTCTCCCGGTATTGGCCGGGTGGGACGAGTGCCACGGACGTAAAATTCTTTGTAATAACTGATCCTGATCAAGTTTATTACATTCAGTGTTCTCTTACTTTGTCTGCTGCTGAAGCTGCTATAGTTAGAAACTATACGGCAACAGTAAGTTCGACAGCTTCTTCGGGAAGTACCGTTACTGGACAGTCAAGCTATTATTTGATGGCATCGTCTGGTGCGGAAACCGAATTGGCTTGTCGGGTTCTTGGACGGGCGAAGTTTCCTGATGAGGGCAATAACGATGCATACCCAATCGTAGAGGTCTGGTTGAATACTCACCGTGATCGCTATGTGACGGCTACGGCATCAACGGCTTAGGAGGAATAAATCATGGCTATTAATAGAGCTAGTATTAGCAAAGAACTCCTTCCGGGCCTTAATGCTATTTTCGGAATGGAGTATGGAGAGGTTAACAATGAGTTAGCTCCTCTTTATGAAATTGAAAACTCAGATCGTGCTTTTGAAGAAGAAGTTCTTTTCACCAGCTTTGGCTCTGCGCCAACGAAGGGTGAAGGGGCTGCTGTTTCTTACGACAGCGCACAGGAAAGCTACACGGCACGTTATACTGCTGAAACCGTAGCTTTGGCTTTTGCGGTTACTGAAGAAGCGATGGAAGACAATCTTTATGATACGTTTGCCAAGCTTCGTGCCAAAGGTCTTGCCCGTGCAATGGCGAATACCAAACAGGTAAAAGCTGCTAATGTCTTCAACAATGGGTTCTCTGATCTCATTGGCGATGGCGTTGCTTTCTTCGCTAGCACACACCCAACTGTAGGTAATGGTAATCAGTCCAACTTAATTACTGCGTCTGATATGTCAGAAGCTACTCTTGAAACCGCTCTTACCAGCATTCAGAAGATCAAAGATGATCGTGGTATTCTGATTGGTGCAAGTGCTGTTTCTCTGCATATCCCGGTTGACTCTTGGGCGATTGCGGATCGTATTCTTTCCAGTCCTGGTAATACTCAAACGAGTCTTGCTGCGGCTAATCCGAATATGAACGCTATCAATGCCACCCGTCATATGGGTATGCTTCCTGAAGGTTATCATATTAACCGTCGATTCACGGATACGACTTCTTGGTTTATCAAGACTGACGTACCCAATGGCACCAAAATGTTTGTGCGTACTCCGCTACAAACTAAGATGGAGCCTGATTTCGATACCGGCAATCTACGTTTCAAGGCCCGTGAGCGTTATAGCTTCGGTGTTTCTGATTGGCGTGGATGGTTTGGTAGCCAGGGATCGTAAGTACAATTGTGAGAGAGTAGCTTCGGCTACTCTCTTACTTTTAAAAAGGAATCGCTATGACAACTAATATTAAAGCAGCTATAGCTACTGGTGATGCTGTACTTACTTTTGTAGATGATGACAGTACAGTGGGCAGTAACGGAACGGCTGATGCAAATCTTCCGTCTACATCTCGTATTCTTGCTATTCATGCACTTGCTACTGCTGCTGGATCATATTCTATTAAAGGACAAAGACAGATCACTAACAAAACGGCTGAAGGAACTGCCATTAAATTTCAGGTAGCGGCTAATGAAGCTACAGATATTTATATTGGAGAGCTAGGTGTTCCAGTGTATGGCGTTGTTAGTGTATCTGGACCGACTGATGGTTGTGTGCTTACAGCTTTTGTAGGTTAGTATGGCTGAAACCCAACCAACGGCTGGCTCATATGCATATCTAAAGACAGATATTATTCAAACATCTGAGAATGATTCTTCTGAATTTGCAAGTGCATTCTCTTATTTTGTAGATAAGAGTGAGCTACGTCTCCTCAAGGATTTGGATGATGTTGGATTAAATGAATATACTACCATTACACTAACCAAGAATAATCCTGTTGTTAGTTTAAATGACAGGGTTCATATTGTTCGCAATGTAAATTATACTACCAGTGTCTCTAGTATTAAAACTAATCTTCTACAAAGAACATATGAGTATGCTATTGACTACTGGCCTTATGCCAGTGCTTCTGTAGGTACTCCTCGTTACTATTCAAGAAAAACAAACTCTTCAATTTATATAGTACCTACTCCTGCAACTACATTATCAGGAGAAGTACAGACAGTTTCAAGACCTCTTCCATTATCATCTGCTACAGGAACTAGTGTTACCACACAAAACTATTTTAGTAATTATTGTTATGATGCTCTTTTTACTGGATGTATGATTGAGGCTACTATGTTTATGAAGGATTGGAATACACTTCCCGTTTGGGAAAATCGTTATCAGGGTGCTGTAATGGCACTAAGAAATCAAGCTAGAAGGACTAGACAGGATGACATGGCAGTTGCCGCCTCTCCTGCCGGTGGTCCTGATACCATAACACAGGGAGCAAGTTAATGGGAATAAAAGTTACAAAGAAGGATTTACCTCCAAAGAAAGTTAAACCTAAGAAAAAAGATCCATATGCAGAAGGAACTGGTATTCCTTCAGGTCAAATAGGTACTCCTCCTCCTTCTATTTTTAAAAAGAAAAAGATAAAGAAAAAAGGTGGAGGTATGACTGGAGAAGATTTGTATCCTGCTGAAGAAGCTCGTTCAGGTACTATGTCTCAAGCTAAACGTAAGAAATATATGAAGAAGGGTGGTAAAGTTATTACCTATAAAATGACAGGTGGTCAGGTTGTAGGTGCTGGGTATGATTGATGGTTAACAGAGCAAGCATAAGACAACAGATTATGAAGCCTGGATTAAAAAGAGGTGGAAGTATTAAGAAGAAAAAGAAACCTAAGTTAGGTTCAGGTAAAAGATTTAAACAGCTTACTTCT